CAGGCAATTACCCTGATCCTGGCGCGCCTAATAGTCGCACAAACAAACAGCCCGCAATCCCGCATCTATTAATCTATAATCGAGCACTAAATATAGTTCTAATACGAACTATCCTAATACTAACCAATACGTCAACTAAATGACAAACTGACATAAAACGTCACTAATTAATACTAACTACCTTTAGCCCCAAAGCGGGCGAGGAATAAAGAATGGGAGATAATACCCGTAACAGACTTCGTAAACCCCGCAAAGGCACCAAATCCGAAGCAATACTTACCCTAACTACCCTTACACCAGCTACACCAGTTGAAATTGCAGAATCAGTTAATGCTTCAAGGTCTCTCGTCTGCCAAGTAATGAAAAGATATGGCATTATCCCAAATCAAGCAGAATCCTTTAAACAACACAGAGCGGATGTATTGGCTGGATTACAAGACAAACTATTGTCTTCGGTAAGCGATGAGGAAATCAAAAAGACACCGGTAGGAACGAGAATCCTTGGAGCCTGCCAGTTATATGACAAAGAGCGCCTGGAAAGGGACCTAAGCACGGCAAACGTTGCCTCTATCCATGCTGATATAGCTGCCCTCCGAAAACAGGATAATGACCTATCCACAGGAGATAAGAGGTAAAATGGTCAACTTATCCACAATTAGCTATTTTAGAGACAATAAAGTTATCAACAGCCCATTGATATTATTATACAATATCTGTGGATAAAAATGGATTGTCTAATGATATCAACCAAGGTAACATAAAGTATATTATCAGACATAGATCGATATTGCTGGGAAGTGGGGTACAGGTCAGAAACCGACCCTGGGGGTGACGCGTTTACTTCTCCCTTTATACTTCCGGATTACAAAAGGACTTTTGGGTGGTGATTGGTATGCCGTGTGGGAAGAAGAAAAAGAGGGGTAGGAGGGGTAGGTGATGGGAGACAGGACGTTATTGGAGCGGGTGATGGAGTTGGAGGGGTTGGTTGGGTTATTGGTGGATAGGGTATTGGTATTAGAGGGTGAGAAGGAGAAGCGGGAGAAGTGGCGTAAGCAGGGGGAGATGGTGAATGTTGGGGGTAGGTGGGTGAGGAAGGATGCGTAGGGGTTTTGTGAGTGTGCCTACTGCCGTAGGAGAGACTCCTGGGGATAGGGTGGCGGCGTTTAGGGCGGCTAATCTTACATTTTTTTGGAAGCCGTATTTGTGGCAGGAGCGGGTTTTGAGGGCGATTCGGGAAAAAAGCACGGTTGCGGTGATAAGTTCTAATAAAATCGGGAAAACGGCCAGTGTTATAAATATTTTGATTTCCTGGGCATTGGGTTATGAGCCTTGGAGTCCTTGTGGGAAGGATGATCCTGAGGCGGTTTTGGAGTATGGGCATTATTACCGTAGGTCTTCTTTGGGGATTAATCCGCCGGTGAATTTGATTTTGACGGGTGAAGATTGGAAGTTGCACATAGGGCGGGTTTTGGTGCCGGAATTGAAGAAGTGGGCGCCTCGCGGGTGGTACGAGACGAAGAAGAATGAGCAGGGGGTTGAATATTTATGGGATTGGAACAACAAGAGTACGCTTACGATTATGTCCTATTCACAGGATGATGATTTATTTGAATCGTTTCGGGCGCAGGGGGTGATAATGGACGAACCGCCCCCCAAGACCAAATATTCGGCCATGAGCCGTGGGTTGTTGCTGGATTGCGGTAAGACCTTAATGAGCCTGACACCATTGAAAGAGGCTTGGATCTTGGATGAAATCGTTTTGAGTGGTCGGAGAGACATTGGGATTGTAGATGGGCTGAATATTACGGATAACCCGGATCTTTACCAGAGTGATTTGCAGCTTTTGGGGGAGATGGGGCTGTCGGAAGTGCAGAAAACAGAGTTTTTTGACCTTTTATTGTATGAAAACGTGGAAAAGAAGACCCCGGTAAGCGATAGGGGCTATACGGCAGAGAAGTATCTAGAGGGGATATTACAATCTATATGAATTATCTGCTTTCAACTTATTATGTGTTTACATTTTTTCTTTTTATAGCTGCCATTGTATTGCTTGTTTATGTAGTAATGTCTAAAAATATGGATTTTTTAATTAATATGGTCAGGAGAATATGCAGGATAAATTAGAACTTATTTCCAAGCTGAAAATTCTTAAATTCATCAAAGACATTGATCCGTCTGATGTTCCCCCGCGTGTTTTCGGGCAGTTTAAGTCGTTAGTGGGCAGAGTATTGAAGGAATTTGACGAAAACATCCATGTGGTGAAACCGTTTGATGTGCCTACGGACTGGCCGACAACGGTTATGATCGATTTTCACCTTTCTACGCCCCAGGCAATAAGCTATTGGACGGTAAACAGGCAGGATATTAATTACTGCATAGCGGAAACGTGGAAAAACTTTAACGCAGGGGAGATAGCCGATGACATCATTCGAAAGGTCAAATTCCATGGGTGGAAAATCGAGGACGCGTACATTGACCCTCTCTCTAAAGGCGACACCGCCTATATGCGAAACGCACTTGGAACTGATGTCAGAGACACCTTTTCACAACTCGATGAACGTCTTAGTGAGCATGGAATCACGCTTCATGTAGCTTCGAAGGACAAGGAAAGTGGGATTAAAAACATCCAGGAATGGTTAAAAGGCCCGAATAAGATGCCTACCTGCTATGTTTTTGATAACTGCGAAAGACATCTCTATGAGGTCAAACGGTGGGTTTTTGATGATGAGGGGAAACCTTCGAAGGATTGTAGCGATCATTTTATGGAGAATTGGTATCGATACACATTAACGGGGGCAAGGTATTCAGACCATGAGATAAAACCATTACCGACAAGACCCCCTTCACAACCCGGAGCATGGATGGGGATGTAAATGAGCAAAAAAGACGAAGACCGTATTGCGGAAATCAAGTTGCTTTACAAGGAGGCCGTGGACGGCTGGGATCACATCTACAAAGAAGCCTCTGACGACCTGAAGTTCGTTTATGATATTGATGATGGCCAGTGGCCTGAACATATACGTGCCCAGCGCATAAAAGATTCCCGGCCTGTCATTACCGTAAACAAACTCCAAAAAACGCTTCGCAGGATACGGGGCGACCACAAAATGAACCCTACCAACATGAGGGTTCTACCTGTAGATGATGCTGCAGATGTTAAAACCGCAGAACTCTACAATGGGTTGATTCGCCAAATTGAGTACCTATCCAATGCCGATATTGCCTATGATACGGCCTATAACCACGCCATTTCATCCTCTATAGGGTTCTGGCGCATTATAACGAAATATTCCGATAATAACTCGTTTGAGCAGGACGTAGAGATAAAGAGGGTGATAAACCCGCTTTCGGTACATTTCGACCCCTATGCCCAGGAGTTTAACCTTGAAGACGCAAGGTACTGTTTTGTTGAGGATTTAATTGATAAAAAAGAGTTTAAAAGACTGTATCCCGACGCAGAGTTTAGTGATTTTGAAAGCACAACTACTGCAACAATATTCGGGGATTGGATGGAAACAAACAAGGTAAGGGTTGCAGAATACTTCTATAAGGAGCCGATAGAAAAGGAGATTGTGCAACTTATGACGGGTGAAGTTTACGCCCTTGATAAAAATATAACGGTGGAGAAGATAAAATCGCTTGGCGGCGTGGTTGTCCGCACCCGCAAGGTTCAGGCAAATGTAGTGAAGTGGTGCAAGATTAATGGTGTTGAAATCCTTGAGGAATCCGTATGGCCGACAGACGATATTCCAATTATCCCCATGTTCGGGGATGAAGTAGTCTCTGACGGGAAACGATATTATTTATCCCTGGCAAGGGGGGCCAAAGGCCCGCAGCAGATGTATAACTACTGGGCGACTGCCGCTACGGAAACCGTAGCTTTAGCCCCCAAGATGCCATTTATCGTTGACCACAGGCAGTTAAAGGGATTTGAGAGGGAATGGGAAGAAGCCAATATCACTAACCGGATGTATATACGTTTTAACGCCATTGCGGGTCTGAATAAACCGGCAAGAGAACCCCAGGCGCAAGTACCCTCAGCCATTATGAATATGATGCAGGCTACGGCCTATGATGTTGAAGACCATCTTGGGCAGTACGAATCTTCCAAAGGTGAAACGTCAAATGAGCGCAGCGGGAAGGCAATTATAGCCAGGGTTCAGCAATCAGATAAGGGGACTTTCTTATTCATAGATAACTCGACCCGTTCCAAAATAGCCGGCGGCAAGCAGATAATCAAGCTCATCCCCAAGATATATGACACTCAAAGGGCTTTGCGGGTTAGGGGAGAGGATGGGCAGGAATCTCTTGTCAGCGTGAATAAGCCTGTCGGATTTTCCCCGAATGGAGCCGTCATAAAGGAAAATGACTTATCCGTGGGGAAATATGACTTAATTGCTTCCGTGGGGGCTTCCTTCAGTTCGCAGAGAAGGGAGATGGTCGAAATGCTTATTCAGTCCATGCAGTACGCGCCGATGCTGGCGAATGTCATTGCCCCGCTTGTATTCAAATACAGTGACTTTGCCGGTGGGCAGGAAGTTTATAACGAAATCAAGAAGCAAGCAGAAATGATGCAGCAGCAAGCCACGATACAGGGCCAAGCCCCTGCTAAATAATAATTCGCCGTAAGGCGCAAGGAGAACAAAATGGCAGAGCCAAAAATTCAGTTAGTAGAACCATCGGAACCCGTTGAGCCAACAGAGCCGACTGAACCAACGCAATCTACGGAACCTGTTGAGCCAGCAGAACCCGCAGAACCAACTGAACCGGCAGAACCAACTGAACCGGCAGAACCGGTTGTACCAAGAAAAAAGACGGCACAAGAACGCATTGACGAAATTACTCGTCTAAGGCGTGAAGCTGAAAGGGAAAGGGAATATTGGAAACGAATTGCCCTGGAAAAGTCCCAATTCGTAGAAAAACCTCCTGCCGAGCCAAAAACAGAAGAACCCCAAGGCCCGCAGCGCCCTGTTCTCGAACAGTTTAACAGCCAAACCGAGTATGAAGATGCCCTTTTCTCCTGGCACGAAAACAAAAAAGCCGCCGAGGAAGCCACAGCAAGACAACGGGTTTCCGAGGAAGAGGGGCTTAAAAAATTCAATCGGGCAGCAGAGAAACTTCGGAAGGAATACGAGGACTTTGACTCCGTTATCGAAGCACCTGTTTTTAGTCCATCGATGCGGCTTGCAATTCTCCATAGCGAGAATGGGCCTGATCTGGCTTACCATTTGGGTAAGTCGGAGAATCGGGACATAGCGTATAGGATAAGAACACTCCCTGCCGAATCACAGTTTTACGAAATAGGTAAAATTGAGACTCAACTGCTGCTTGCACGGTCAACCAAGAAAGTAACAACCGCACCAACACCTATCACACCGGTTGGAATGGGAGGGGCCGGAGGACAAAAAGACCCATCCAAAATGACTACCGCAGAATGGATGGAATGGGATAAACAACGAACACTACAAAAACTTAAAGAGAAGCATGGAGGATAAAAGAAAATGGCTAACACCATTGTTACCCTTAGTTCGGGAGATGTCGTAAGGAAAGCCTTATCGATTCTCCACAATGAGTTGGTCTTCACCAAAACAATCAACCGTCAGTATGACGACAGATTCGCCAGAAGTGGAGCCAAGAATGGAGGAACCCTGCTTATCCGTGAACCCAATGAGTTTTCGATTCGTACCGGGCAGGTCATGGACACGCAGGATGTGACTGAAATTACCCAGACCTTAACGCTGGCTACTCAGCTTGGGGTTGACATTAATTTCAGTTCCGTGGAATTAACCCTTTCCCTAGACGATTTTGCCGATAGGATTTTACAGCCAGCTATGGCAAGGTTGGCAACGGAAGTAGACCAGACGATTCTAACCGCCTGCTATCCGTATGTGTACAATACGTTTAGTTGCACCAGCACCGCCCATCCTGGCCTTGTTGAAATAAGAGGCGCACGGGCGAGACTTAATCAGGGTCTTGCTCCTATGGGCAACAGAAATCTTTTGGCTGATTCTCTTTTCGCCAACTCCATCATGAGTGTTGGCGCAGCTTATGTGAACCCTGCTCCAGCAATTTCCAGACAGTATGAGAGAGGATTGGTCGGCGATCTGTATGGAATGCGGTTCTGGGAAAGTGAAACCGTTCCGAGACATACAAACGGACTTCGGACGGATGCTACGCCTACTGTTAACATTCAGGCAGCTACAACGAGCATTGAGAATGGTGTTGCTACAGTAGTGATGACAACCGGCACGGCTGCCTCCAATGTAAAGGCTGGGGATACGTTTCATGTCGTTGGTCTGTATGCCATAAATCAGGAAACCAAAGCCAGATATTCACATCTGCAACAGTTTTCCATTACGGCAGCGGTTACTTTGAGCACGGCGGCTAAAGACCTTTCCGTTTCTCCAATCCCGTATCTTTCGGGAGTAAGGCAGAATATGGAGGTTGTTACCTCTTCAGCTACGGCTGCGGTAATTATGGCCACTGGTTCGGCAGGTTCATTAGTGCATGGGTTGTGTCCTGGTGCGCCAAGTCTTGTAGGACCGGAAAATCTTTGCTACCACAGGGACGCTTTTACAGCCGTCTTTGCTGATTTGGAAATGCCAAAAGGAGTGGATTTTGCCGCAAGGGAGGTCTTTGACGGCATCTCGCTTAGAATCGTCCGTCAGTACGATGTGGTGAACGATAAGTTTCCATGCCGTATTGATGTCCTGTTCGGGCAGAAGTGTTTAAGACCGGCCTGGGCTTGTAGGATAGCTGGACAAAGAGCTTAAAGGAGGGCAAGATGGCAGATTATGATTATTTGGATTGCCACAACGATGATGGAAACGTTGTGGGACAAAAGACCACATCCAAGATAGGATTCTGGGGTATTACCCCTGTTGATCAGCCCGATGCCCTAACTGCTGCTCTGACAACCATAACCTTTGTTTCAGCTTCAACTCTGGACTACGCTATTGTCAGTCTTACCTGTACGCAGACGGCTGTTGGTTTTACAAATACAGGTGAAGCGCAGACGATTTTGACGGTTCTTCAAAACCTTCAAATTCGCCAGAGTCAGGCTGAAACAGCATTGGTTGAAGCGGGTCTAATTGCCGGAGGTACGGCTGTAACTACACCGACAAGTTATGACTATCTTGGAAAAGGTGCTGATGAAGGGTCTGTGTTTGGATACACCACCACGGATAAGATCAGCTTTTGGGGGGTTGACCCGGTTAACCAGCCGGATTCTATAACAGCTACCCTAACGAGCATTACGCTCACAGCAACAGCGGCAGATGTTTACTCTGAGGCTATTGGTCTTCTGGTAACTGGAGATAGTACCTGTTTCGGTTTTGGTTCATGGAATGAAGGTTCTACGGTTCTTCATTGCATCCACAATCTCCATATCAGAATGAATGAGATTGAAACGAACCTTACGGAAGTGGGTATCCTTGCTACTTCAACGGCAGGGATCAGCGTTACGACATCGTTAAAGTTGAATTTCCTTGATAAAGGAAACGATGACGGGACGGTAGTGATTGCAACAGCTACCAATAAACTGGGATTCTGGGGGACGGCCCCGGCTGACCAGCCTGCGGCATTGACCACGATGCTGACAACGATTACCTGTACGCTGACGGCAACACCAGATTATGCGATAGCGGCATTAGTTTCAGCGTCTACCGCATATAAGTTTGCAAATTTTTCAGACGGAGTATCCTTCTTGCTGGCAGTAAAAAATCTTCAAACAAGAATGGATGAAATGGAAGACCGCCTTGAAGAAATAGGATTGATAGCAGCCAATTAACCTTAACCGGGGAGGCTTTCGCCTCCCCTCTAAGGGGAAAAATGAAGGCTATCTTCATCACCGTTAGGACGGCTTCAACCCGGCTTCCCCAAAAGTGCCTGCGGAAAATAGGCGATACCGCCGCCATCGAACTGGTTATTAATCGGGTAAAACGGTCTTGGAGAGCGGACAAGGTAATTCTCTGTACTACAAGATTTGATGAAGATAACCTTCTCTGCGGGATAGCGGTTCGTAATGGGATTGTCTATTACCGTGGCAGTTCCAAAGATAAACTTGATAGATGGCAGGGTGCAGCAAACCTCTTTAAAGTTGATTTCTTTGTTACCGCAGATGGAGATGACCTTCTTTGCGATCCTGAACTGATTGACCTCGCCTTTGAGCAATACGAAGTAAATAAACCCGATTTCATACAGGCTAAGAATGTCCCATGCGGGGCTTTCACCTACGGAATAAAGAAATCCGCTTTAGATAAGGTCTGTGAGATAAAAGATACGACAGACACGGAAATGATGGTGCCTTACTTCACCACCACAGGATTATTTCATGTGGAACATCTAAAGAACGTGCCGGGAGTTCTGCAACGTCCTGAAATCAGGATGACGATGGATTATGAGGATGACCTGAAGTTCTTTCAGAATGTCTATGGTCATTTTAAAGATACCGATTTCACTCTCCGGGATGTGATTGCGTATCTTGACAAATACCCGGAAGTAATAAAGATAAACCAGCATTGCCAGAAAGAGTATTTGAGCAATCAGAAAAAGTTATCGAGGATTGCGGTGAAATATGAACCTCTCCCAGTTTACAGGTAATGAACTGAAATATCTTGAGATGGTGATGAACCAGGAATCCTGGTCTGCTACCGGGGGGAGTTGGAATCATACTCTCGAACAGGAGTTTTGTAAGAAGTTTGAGGTAAAGTATGCCATTGCCATGAACTCAGGTACGGCCCCTCTTCACGCTGCTTTGGTAGCGGCAGGGATAGGGCCGGGGGATGAAGTCATATCCCCGGCCCTTACGGTGATAATGGATTCTGCGGCTACCCTCCACGCTGGGGCTACTCCCGTGTATGCAGACGTTGACCCCGACACATTTAATATCGACCCGAAGGATATAGCAAGGAAGATAACTTCAAAGACTAAGGCTATTATCGCGGTGGCTCTTTATGGTTTATCTCCCCATATGGATGAGATTATGGGGTTGGCCGAAGCTGCCGGATTAATAGTAATTGAAGATAACGCTGAACATTATCCCTCAGACATAAAGGGCCATTTTGCCAGCTACAGTTTTGAAGCCAGCAAGCATATCTCCTGTGGTGAAGGCGGGATGCTTGTAACTAATAATGAGAAGTATGCTGAAAGGGCAAGAAAGGTGTCTGGTCATGGGTACAAGAGTCTTACAGCATCAGATGGAAGGGTAAAACTAAACGAGGATGAATTTCAAAACCCTAAATATAAACGTCATGAAATTATCGGTTGGAATTACCGGATGCCAGAGTTTAATGCCGCTATCGCCTTGGCACAGTTAGAACGGATTGAAGCCCTGATATTCATGCGTCAGGAATCGGCAAAATATTTAAAAGAGGCAATGGCGGGATGCGATTATCTTATTCCACAAATGGAAGTATTCTGCCATCCAAATACTTATTATACCCTCGGAGTTAGGTATGAGGGTAAGGATTGGGAAGGATTCAGGAAGGCTTACATTGCCAATGGTGGAGATGGTTTTTATGGTGCCTGGAGCGTTCCCTATCTTGAACCGGCATTGGCTGATTTATATAAAGGGGATTGCCCGGTAGCTGAATCCCTACAACCCAAATTGATGCAGTTTAAGACCAATTACCGTGATTTGGCGGTAGCGGCAGAGAAGGCAGATGCACTTTATAAAACCATAAAGGGGGTTAAATGAAGTGCTATCTTTGCGGAAAAGAAGCATTTAAGGTTATTGCCGGACAGGAGGATATTCGTTTCTGCTGTTATGGGGCGGATAAAATGGTTCTGGAATGTGTGTTCTGCGGATTGGTTCAATTATTGCCCCAATGGACGGAAGAGGAATCGGATTCTCTCTATGCCCAATATTCCCAGAAGAAAGACTTTGAGGGACAGAAGCGGAAGGTGAAGATTTCAAGGTGGCTTCCAGAGATGTTGAATAAAGAAGATAGGATATTGGAAGTGGGTTGTGGTCATGGAGATAATATCCAATATCTTGACGAAAAGGGATTTAATGTAGTGGGTATAGATAAAGATTTAACTATTTGTGATGATAAATTAATTTTTCATTGTGATTGGGAAAAGTATATCCCAACCATCAAATTTGATGTCATTTACGGTATTCATTTTTTAGAACATCTTTCAAACCCAAAAGAATTTATAGAGTGGACTATTCGAAATCTATCCCCAAAAGGTAAGTTCATCTTTGAAATCCCTTGTATAGATGACCCACTACTTACTTTATATCGAAGCAAAGCATTCAATAAGTTTTATTGGTATCCATATCACTTATTCTTCTATAGAAAAAAAACCGCCGAACTTATGTTTCAGGAATATTGGGCAACAATGAGGAACGATGTAAAAGTTTTTCAAAGGCAGGAATATGGCCTGTTAAATCATCTAAGATGGATATTCCTGAGAAGGCCAGGAAACCTTAACTGGCATATTCCTGTTCTGGATGACATCTATAAGTTTATTCTTACAAGATTGGGGTATTCAGACACCTTGATTATCGTGGGGCAGAATAATTAAATAAGGAGGACAAAATGGAATGGATAAGCGTTAAAGAAAGACTTCCTAAAAAGAAAGAATTAGTTTTAGTTGCTATTCTTAATCAATATGTGGGTGCAAAATGGAAGTGGAATATTATAATGTCATGTTTAACTGAATTTAATAATTGGAGTGCCCTTTATGGTGGACATAGCATTATGATTCCTGATTATTGGATGCCACTTCCTGAACCTCCTTATTTAACAGAAGAACAGAAATTAGAAAGTGAGAAATCATCTGAAGATGGATATAAAGAAAGAGTTGAATGGGCAAAAAAACAATATGAAAAAGTTATTAATGAGGGTTATCGATAGATTATAAATGTTTGACATAAACTTTTACCGAAATCTAAACGGCAAGACAGATTATGATTCTCTGGAATACCTGAGGAATCCGCTGCCCCATGTCTATAACATCGAAACTACCAATGCCTGTAATATGCGGTGCAAGATGTGTCCTCGAACTACCATGATGACTCGGCCCGTGGAAACGATGAATGTTGAGTTATTCAAAAAGATAATCGATCAGTTGAACCCCTTCTCGCAAGAGCAATGGGTAAATTGGACAAAATTCGTTCAGGATAAGTACAAAGTCTTACCTGGCGATATGAGTGAAAATCATTTCTTTCTCTACATCATTCCTCAAATGATTCAGCTTCATGG